AAAATTCTCCTTTAAACAAACGGTAACAGAAAAACAAAAAGGTGTCAACAAGTACAGTTACATCAAGTAGCGAACTGTACTTGAGCCCCTTACGGGGCGTTTAGCAGCTAAGACGCTGCCCCGGCTGGCGCCTCCGAACCTGACGAGGCCACACCCTGAGGTTGGTCAGAAGGAACGGCCAACCCCAGGCGAACCGCCTCATCACGATTAGCTGGATCAGAGAAAAACTCCAAAAACTCCTGAGGAGAGTTATGGAAACGAGCACGAACCTTAGCGTCCATACGCATAAAATTCTCATCAGCCTGACGAACAACATTCATCGCAGTCTGGAAATCAAAAACACCCTCATAGTCAACATATTGAGGCATAGAAACCGGATCAGGCAAATGACCGGTTTTCATAAAAGTATCAACAATATTATTAATATCAGTCTCAGCAGCAAATTGCTGCTGAGTCAAAGAAACATCAGAACAAAAAAGACCGGATTCCTTGGAAGCAGAATCCATATCATAATTAAAAGCAGAACGAACAAATGGAGGCTCAAACATAAAAACTCCTAAACAAAAAAAGAAAAAGAAAACATAAAAACAAAAATAAAAAACAAAGCAAATAAAAAACGAAAATCGGACTCAAACATAAAATTAACGCTTAATAAGCGAACGAATAATAGAAACAATAGGCTCCAGCTGCTTAGAAGTACGCCCCAAATTATCGAGGGCATTAGCAGCAGAAATATCCAAATCCAAAAGCGAAGTCTCACGAATCAACTTCTGAATAGTAGCGGCAGTGGACGCACGAATCGCACCCTGAGTAAGACCCTGCTCACGCATCAAATCAGCCTGAGCACCGAGCATCTCAACAGTATGATCCAGACGAGCACCCTCCTTAGGAATATTCTTAATCTCTTCAACAATCTTCCTAAAATTAGCATCATTCACATTAATCTGTGAACGAGCTTGATCGGCAGAAGCGCCGGCGGCACCGGTCTGGGCCTGAATAAGCCCAGCAGAAGCACGCTTCGTAAGAGTGTCAGCCTCGACATTCTCAATCTGAGAACGAACCAAATCGCCCTGGGCCTTAGCCATATAAGCAGAACGACCGGCATCAACTGCCGGAGTAATAGTGTCAGACATAGCAGCCTGCTGACCACTAGGCGGAGCACCGCCACCCTGCGAATAAGCTAACATCGGACTCAAACCAGCCGCCTGCATATCCTTAACCGTGGTCTGATACCGAGTAGCAAACTGCTGCGCAGAAAAAGCATTAGCAGAAGCAGCCTGTTCAGCCTGAGAAGCATTACGCCGCTCACCACCAAAAAAAGACGCCGCTGCGCTTAAACCACCAGCAACCAACATGTCATCAATGCCAAACATATCAGAAATGATCAATGAGACCAGGAACAGAATAAAGGGGCAACGGACGGGCAGCCGTGATATCAAAAAACGCATCAAGCAACAACTGCTGACCATTAGCGCCAGTACCAACAGCAAGATTACGCGCAAGAGGTGGCGTATCCTGAATGAAATTCGAATTCAAAGTAGGTAACGCAACAAACCTTTGTGCATAATGCCAAGGGTCAATGGTACCTGCGGATGTAGACCTAAAGAGACCAGTAATCTGAGATGGGTTATAACGATACTCAGCCCAGCGCTCCTGATAACCAAACACAGAATTATCGGTAGCTGCACCCGTAACATAAATCTCTTTATTCAAAATGGCTTGCTCGCCAAGCATCGCAAAAACAGGGAAATAAAAATCGTATCGAGTCGAACGAGACCAAAAACGCCGCAAACCCTGCTGATAAGTCAAATCAGCACGAACAGACACTAAACCAATAACATGCCCATGCTCGACAAACGATTGCGAAAAACCATGACCAGGTGCTAAATAAGTACCAAAAGCCGCCAAATTACCAAGCGGCGTAGTCTGACCAGAAACACCGGTACCAGACGTTTGCATAACAGGGTTAATGCTAATAGGCGTAGAACCACCGCCCAAATATTCGGGACGCTGCAACCTAGCATCAGGCGAAGCAACACCAAAATGAGCACGAATAATCTCTGTATAGCGAGTACCGCCACGAGCGTCACGCTCCAACAACTTCTGAATCTGAAAAGACTGGCGCAGCTGGTTAATTGTCGCAGCAGTAGCAGATGAAAGATCAGCATACAAACTACCAACAGAAGTACCAGAAGTACCAAAAGTAACACTACCAGTATTAGAAGTAGCGTTATTCATCACATAATTCCCACCAGCTAGACCCTGGGTCCAAGTACCAGTAACACCATTAACGGCCAAACTAGTAGCAAAGCCACTAGACCTAATAGGTGCAGAAGTACCCAAAGGGAGGGTTACAGAGGTACCACCTTTTTGGGGCCAAGGTAACGCGCCTGTGAAATAATCATGACGCTTGCCACGTCGAAGGAGTACGTAATTAGTACTGGGGGACGCGTCTGGCCCATCACCTTTATCGACGACAGAGGAATTCTGAAGATTCTGGTCACGGAACCATTCATTGTAAATCTCATTATAAGCGCGCACTGGAAGCGCAGAGTGGGAAACAGTATTACCAGCAGTAACCTGACCAACAGTAGGCAAACCAAAATAATCCTGCAAAGAGCCAACCGCATAACCACCAGACGGTGAAACCTGCTGAGGAATAGTATAAGAAATAGAATCAGCAGGATTATCCTGCTCACCCATAAACCTTTGCCAATTATTCCAAACTAAACGATTAGGAACAAAAAAGAAAAAAGAATCAAGATGCAAGTTATCCATTACTGGAAAAAGAGGAGTAGCCAATCTACCAAACATAGTCACACGACAATTAAACGTGTCACCAGGCAAAACTTCCTCACACATAATAGGGACCAAATAACCAGCGTCGAAAGTAGTCTTAAGGGTTTTCTGCATTGAAAACTTAGACCTAGGAATATCTGCCTTAGGCACCATGGCGAAACTGTGAGCATTAACAGACTGATTACGATGCATCATAAAAAACTCCAAAAAAGAGGGGGCCGAAGCCCCCAGAGGTTACGAAGAAACAACATCCTTACCACGAACTAACACAACAGGTGTGCCAGCCGAAGCAAAAGAACCGTCAGAGTCATCAAACTGACCCAACAAATAAAGATCAAAATCATCAGGATGCTTATTGAGAGGATTGTCCGCAGCCGACCGATTAACCTCATCGGTAAAGTCACGGACGGCAACATTACGGTGCGGAACAAAAAAGGGACGATTGAAAACGTCAGCGGCACGATCTTTCACAGAAACAATAAATAAAATCATATAAACCTCAAAAATTAAATAGAACGCTTAGATTGAGAAGCCCTGGCATTACTAACTAAAGCCCTGGCTGCCTTGCGATGAGGCAAATTCTCATAAGATAACCGCTCACGCTCCATATCAGCACGAGCAGAAGAACGAAAACTCATATCGAGGGCTAAATCCTCGCCAACCTCCTTCAATAAAGATTTATAAAACCTAGGGACAGGAGCCCTAGAACCCTGCGCAGTAATCACAGACGCAATCGGAAAAACATCAGAGAAAAAAAACTCTCTAAACCAACTCCTACCAATCCCTTTACTCATAAGCAAAAACTCAGGATTAGGTAAAACCAAAACACCGTCATCATCAATAGCCAAAGGAGCAGAAACCTGCGAACCCTTAGCCTTCTTCAGAATATAACGAGCGATATAAGCAGCAGACTCAAAATTAAGAGAACCAATCAAGTGGTGGCCACAGGGCCAAAGCCGAGTAACAACATCAGAGATGAAAGTCCGTTCACCATTAGAACTACGACCAAAAACCCGACGATCAGCACCAAAGTCAACGCCAAACAACGCAATATGAAAATGAGGACGTCTTGAAACATCGCCGTATTCTCCAGAAGCAACATATTTAAAAGTATACCCAGCCTTACGCAAACGCTTGAAAAAACGCTGTAAATCGTCTTTCCACAACTGCCCAAATTCAGGCAGATTAGCGTCGTCATATGTAAGGTTGAGCATACAAGACACCTTGTGCATCTGTTGTTCGTGAGTGATACGAATCGCCCACTCGCGAGAATAAGCCAAACGACATTCTATGCATTGACCGCACTTGATGGGGCCGTGAGTGGGATGCTGCCAAGTAGCAGAGCACACAAAAACCCTACAGACGGATGCCGCCGCGCATAGGGGCCGCAATGATATTGGCGCCCTTAGTACGGCCTACATTGCCCCGAAACTGGGCCGCAGAACGATGCTTAGACACATGGTGACGAGATAGAGGCTTCATAAAAATTCTCCTTTAAACAAACGGTAACAGAAAAACAAAAAGGTGTCAACAAGTACAGTTACATCAAGTAGCGAACTGTACTTGAGCCCCTTACGGGGCGT